GAAGCAATAGCAATAGTATGTGTATGAGCTCCTCCTGTTGCTGTTGTTTTAGTATTTTTATTAACTTCTCCTGCATCACCATCATATGGATTAGGCGAAGCTGAACTTCCCCATATAGGCATATCTGAAATTGTATGTGTATGGCCAGGATCAGATGATATACTTGGAGTATGTGTATGATTTGGCATCTGATCGTCTGTTAATGTGATAGTATTGGTACCTCCTGGTGTAAGTAATGCATATACAGGATTTCCTGCATTTGCAGGATCTACCTCTGTATCTAATGTACTTCCACCCATACCAGTAGTAGCTCCAACTCCCACTCTACCTCTTTTATCTGGAGTTCCATTTAATCCATTACATAAATATATTTGTTCCCAATCTCCTGTTCCTGCTCCTGTAGCATTAAAAAAACTTGTTGATCCATAATATTCAACAGCTACATAAGGAATCATTTTATTACGCATTAATGCAGAAGTTCCTACACTTGCATTATAAGTAGCAATATAATCATCTATTTCATCTATAGGAACATAATTTGCTGCTAGATCATTTTCAACAGCAGTAATATCTTGTACAGCAGTACATAAAAGATTTATAACTGCTTGTAAAATAACATGAGTTCCATCTCCAGCACTTACATTTGCTAAACAATTAATAGTATAATCTGCTTCTTTAATAGCTAAAGATTCTTCTATACTTTCTACACTTGTTTTAAGGGAACATATTGATTGAACTAAAGCAGAAGATAAATCTGCCAATGTAAGATCTCTACATTCAGGAAGATATCCTGATATAAGATCACATATTAATTCACTATCTATATCTAATACAATTCCACTTCCATCTAATGTAGATACTAAAAATTCTATTAGAGCTTGTTGTATAAATGATAAAGAGTCTCCGTTCTTTATTCCTAGTACAGAAATATCTACTCCTGTATATTTAACACATTTATCTGAGGTTATTTGTGTACAACCATTATAACAATTTGAACAACTCATGATTTTTATATTATTTTTTAATTTTTATATTATTTATTTTATGATCCTGGTATATGACAGCCTATCCTTGTAGGAGCACTTACAGTATATTGATGCCACCATACTGGCCACATATTACCATCTTGATTATTGCTTAACCAAGCTGATTCTGTTGATACACCATCATAATAGAATGAACCATTTAGTGGAATATCTATAACATTAGCATTGGCTCCTGTACCATTATTTGACCAATTATTTAAACTTTGTGATCTAACAACAGCCCATCCATTTGGCCAAGTACCTTCTGGCACAGGACAACCACGAATTATAAAGTAGTCATATGCTATTGGTGAAATTGTGGTAGTTGTTGTTGTAGTTGATACAGCTACAGTTGATGTTGTAGTTGTTGTTACTGGTGAACATCCTATTCTTGTAGGAGCAACAAAAGTTTTTTGATGGCCCCACTCTGTATACATATCTCCATCTAATGTTGTACTATTCCACGCTGATTCAGAAGAAACACCATTATAGAAGAAGGAAGATCCCCATTCTTCTATAACATTACCATTAACTCCTGTTCCATTAGCTGACCAGTTATTAACAGTTGCAGATCTTATTACTGCAGTTCTTCCTGCATATTCAGTTCCTACACAACCTTCTACCCAGAAATAATCATAAGGAATAACTGTAGTGGTAGTTGTTGTAGTTGAAGATGATGTACTGGTTGTTGATGTTGTTGTTGATGATGATGTTGATGTCGTTGTTGATACTATCACACCATCTGGACAAGACATATAATACTGCCAATATGTATCATCCATAGGTGCATATATTCTAACTTCAGCAACAGTTGTTACAGAATTTTTATAGAATGTAGCTGATCCTGCAGCTGATCCTGCTATAGATTCTGTAGGTTCTCCACGAGCAATTAAAGCATTATTTAAAGAACTTTGTAAACTAGCAGATCCTCTATATCCTGTATCAACCACCATTACGCCATCAAACCATATTTCAAATTTATCAGGTATTGAATATGTATCATAATCAATTGTTACGTTTCCAAGATCAACTCCAAGGGTAACATATGTTATATTTGGATATGATTGTCCACCTTGATAAAATATAGTACTATCACAAAGATTTACTATTATACTTGTAGTTGTTGTAGTAGTATATGCAATAGCTGTTGTTGTTGATGTTGTTGTTGGGCCAGCAGTTGTACTAGTTGATGTTGTTGGTACAGCCGTTGTTGTACTAGTTGATGTTCTAACTATTTCATCACAATTTGTACAAGTGACTCCTAAGGTCAACATTTTAACTCTACTAGCAATCTGTGCTAGTGTATAAGTAGAAGCATAATCAGAATTACAATATTTAGCAAATAGTATCCTCTTATAATTTATTAAATCAATAATAACTTCACCATCAATATATCTATTTAACATAAAAACAGTGTTATTATATAAATCATCACTTACATACATTAACTGACAATCTATATCTCTAATCAAAGATAATACATCAGGACATTCTGGACAATACGTTAATCTAGGAATTATCATATATTAAGGATTTGAATTAGCCTGTGCAACACAAGAAGCACAAAGACCGTTGGTTAAACTACATCCACAACCTACATGAGCTCCACATTTTTTACAAGTAGCCATTTTTTAATATTTTAATTATAATTATTACCTGAACATCCACAATTATTACTAATAAAATTATCTAGCATTCCATCTGCCTTAATATACAATTTACTTGCTTTATCAAGAGCACAGTTATTAGCTGCAGCTATTGATCCTTGTATATAAAAATAAATTGTATTAAGTTCTACTTTAGCTTGCTTTTTAATTGCTTGATCACATTCCATTATATCCAGCTTCATAAAAGCATTATCAAACTTTTCTTGAAGTTTGTCAACTCTCATAAAAGATTTATCAACATAATTAATGTAAGCAGGAGTAATAGTATATTTAAATTGATATACTCCATCTGGTAAATCTTGAAAGTCACCAGCTTCTGTTATTCCTAATGTAACTGAATTAAACATGTTATATTCATCTACTACAAAGGGCAAGTATATTATTCCTAATGCAGGAATATCTATTTCTATAGTTGGGCTTGTTACAATAGGGGGATCATTAGGATACGTTGAAGCATCTATTATTCCAAGAGTTGTTGTATTATATGTTGGAATTATTAATATGTCTAATTTTAAATCTGCCATGTTGCTTTTAAATAAATATGCCAGAGGATTATGAGAGTTAATCCTCTTATCCTCTGGCATAGGTTATATTATTATTATTTCCTATTACTCTATTCCACTATTATGGAATCAACGCTGCTGTTGATGTAGTAGTAGTAGTTGGAGCAGCACTAGTGGTAGTGGTTGTAGTAATACAAGCATTATCAGCAGCAACAGCACCTAAAGCAGCAACTAAAATAGCTTCAACAGCAGTTGCATAATCCCCTCCAGATAGACAAGCGAGAATCACCATACTATCTGTTTGAATATAATCACCCCATTGGTATGCAGATTTATCATAATTATTAAACTTAATATAATAAGTGTCATAAACTGTACCATCTGTTACCCAACTTTCAAAATTAGGATTATATCCAGCTATTTTGTAAAGATGTTTCAAATATCCTGCTTGATAGCTAAAATAATTTTTCTCTAATTGTTTGATTTCATCAGCAGTACCTGTTGCATAAGATGAACGTTGTGTTACTGTAGCAACAGCTACAATATTACAAGCATCAGATACAATAAAGTCAGCAGTAGTAGCTGGTCCTTCATAAGCAAATGCTCTAAACCACATTCTATCATATTCATGAGGGAATGCAGAAACATCACATGGTTGACCATATGCTGTTAAAGCTTTACCTGTAATACGAAGAACTGCATCTGAATCAGCACCAATTCTTTCAAAACTAAAGAAATCAGTAATATGAATATTATCAGAATTTGTTCCAGGGCCTAATGGTTCATTGAATTTTGCAATAATTAAATCAATCAAAGCAGGAACATCTGTATCTACACAAGGATCAGCACCACAATCACAACAAGGAGCTGTAACTGTTACTGAACGTGTGAGACCATTAAAATATAAAGAATCAATATAAGCAGAATGAGCACGTAATGTTACTGTGATATCTTCACCACATTTTAAACTAAATGCAGAAAGTTCTGTAATTTGATTTACAGGGGTACCACAACCAGTTACTTTATACCATTCTGTTACATTAGTGTTACATGCCACACCAGCTTGGGGACATCCACTAATTTTATCAGATCGTTTAGACCCAAGTAAATAAGTATTAGTTCTACCTTGGGCAATATAGAAATAAGGGGCAGCAGCAATATTTCCTGCAGTTGCAACAGCATATGTATTAAGAAATACACCTACATTACCTGCAGCTAAATCTTGTGTCGAACCAGAGCTAGGAACAGCAGTCTGTCCTACTGGCACCACGAATAACGTGGTTAATGAAAAATCAGCCATTTTGTTTTTGTTTTAAATTATTATTATTCATTTGTTTGTATTCTAAATTGGGCACTTTGAACAGCAGAAGCATTTTCTGTATACATTCCAAGATTTTGTACTGTTAAGTCTAAAAGTTCATCTTCTAAGAATGATTCTAGTTCACAATCCTGATCACCAGAAGCTGTTCCATCAAATTTTATATATCCTGTTTTATCTATAGAAAGAGGATATCTTATATACATGATGTATATTTTAGATGGAGTAAATGTTCCATCTGTATATATACTTATTGAGTTAGATGATAAAGAATTAAATGTCTCTTGATATTCAAAAGATGGTTTATAATGTTCATTGTTTAATATAAACTGTAAATCACCATGTTTTGCAAGATCTCTGTTAATCCATATTTTTCTATTTTTACATTTTCCTTTATCTGCTAAAATAAAACTATCAACATAAAATAGATATTTAGGATCTAGTGTTGTTACATCAGCAGACCATTGATTTAATATCTCATCAGTTTCTACTAAATTTAAAGGTTGATTCTTATATTCTACTATAAGACTTTGTAAATCTTCATAGCGTTTTTTAAAAGAATCCATTCCTAAACCACTAACTATACTAATGCCATCAACCTTTTGTTTTATTAACTTTATCTGAGCTTCATTTAATGCTAATATTTTATCTTCTAATTGAATTCTTTGATGGTCATTTGAGGATAGCTTATTTAGTTTTTGATCAATTTTATATAATAAACTATCTACAAGTATCATACAGAGGCTATTTTTTTAACTTTTAATTTTCCTTCTAATGTAAGCAACTGATCTTGATTTTCATCATCTGCTAAAAACTTAACAAGATCGTTCTCATCTTTTGCTATCTCAAATTCTCCTTCATATATCTTACCATTAGGTCTTACTCTATAGATTGAGTGAGATATAGCTTGTTTAATTAAATCTTTAATATGGAGCAAATCTTCTTTCATGTCAGCAAACCTATTAAACATATCAACAGTAGATTTACTTTTAAATACACCTTTCTTGAAAGTAAGATCTTTAAGAAGTGTGTCTACTTCATTATATACAACTGCTTCTAAAGAATCATCAGATATAGGTAATTCTAATAATCTAGCAACTTTACGTTTCTTCTCTGGAGACATGCCATCAAACTTAGCAATAGCTTTATTTATTAATTGTTTTTTCTTGTATAGAATTGTATTTGATACTTCATCATCTGAAACATAATATTGTATATCAGCAGGATATTCTCCTCTTTGCCATGCTTCATAACTTGAAGCAATGGTTGGATGTACACGTAACCAAGAAAAAGCTAATTCCTGAAAAGGAACACTAAGATCAAAGATATTATCACCATCTAAAAGTTTCACAGGTTGAACATGTTGTGGATCTTGTGGAGATGTAGATAATCCATAATTCCAGAAACTGGAACGAGGACCAAGATCTAAGCCTCCTAAAGTTTTTGATAACTTATCCTTGAGTTTTTTTATTCTATCAATTTCAAGTTCTCTTTCTGTTATATCTTGTATTCTAAAAATATAACCAGCTTCAGGATCTAATCCTGTTCTATACTTACCATCAATTTCTTTATAAGGATATCTAAAAACTCCTGTTCCAGGAATTCTTGACATTCCATTTCTTGATAGTTCGCTTTGCATTGTTTGTATTTCAGAGTTATTATATTCTCTTGGAATAACTGAAATTTTTCCTATTTTGCCCATATGTAGTTTATTTAATAATAATTGGTTTAATTCGTTAAGTGTCTCCATTGAAGGAATAGAACTTAATCACACTCAAAAATGAGATAATCCCCTCTGGGAGGGAGGAACGAGGGGATTTTCTCAAAATATAGCTAGAAACGCTATTATTAGAATTGTGGTATTTCTTCAATCAAGACTGTTCTTGACAAGTCTTCAATAAAAATATCACATCTATCTTTCATCCAAATTTCATAACCTGGGAATTTATTAGCAGAACTCATACCTTGAGATTTTGCAAATCCTAAGTGATGAGCTGTACCATCAATATAACCCCATGTCATAGAAGGTGCTCCTTTTAATCTTACTTCTCTAATGTTATTAACCATAGAACCATCAGAACTTGGAGAAACATCAAATACGAAAAATACAGGTGTAGATTTCTTATTTTGTCCAAATTCTAAATTAGTTTGAGGAAGATCCAGCTCTTTCAAGTGAATCAATTCAACACGACCAGTTTCTCTAGTAACCATTGCATCAAATGCAAAGTTATAAGTGATGTGTTGTCCTTCACCTTGCATAAATCTGTTTCCAGAATCTGCAACAAAGGTTAATCCAGAGTTTAATGCATCATTTTTCAAAGCTGTTTGGAATACATCGAATCCTGCTTCATTGGTATACATTTTAACTCGTCTATCTTTTACATCTACTCTCCTGTAGAAAAGATCTCCAAAGACTGAACGAATCAGGTTAGCAGAAAATTCTCCACGATTGTATTGTACTAAATTTCCATTATTACGCATTCTGTGATATACACCAGCAGAGGTACGTTTAACTTCTTGTCTAGAACCATTAGTTTTAACTGTACCTGGTTTAGCCCAGATCATACGTTTAACTTTTAATTCTATCATAGATTTACGCATCCAGAATTCAATGAATGGTTCCCACTTAACATCATTACGAGTTAATGGTAATTGATTACGTCTTTGAGGAGCATATACTAAAATATCTAGTGCTTTACCACTAGCATCTCTTAATGTTCTATGATCAGCCCATTCTGTGATTTTGTGTTCATAACCATATCCTGAACCAAGAGATTCAAACATAGTTATTTTTTCACCTAATCTTGGTAAACCAAGCAAATCTTGATC